CCCAATAAGCTGCAGACATTTTACCTTTGCTAATATTTTTTGCATGACGAGCTTTAAAACTTTTCCTAGCTTCTTTAGAATAGTTATGACCCATTGAAGAGTCACCATAATGTATAAGTTTAATTCTATCACCTTCTTTAGCCAAGACCATACCTTTTTTGCCCGGTCGGTCAGACCTTTTAGGTTTATTAAATCCTGAAAATTTTTTGCCACGATATTCTATTCCTCCTGATGGTAATCTTTTTACTCCGGGATATTTTCCACTCATGCTATCCTCTTTTTAGTTCTAGTTGTTTTTCTTTTTCTGCCTGAAGCAGTAACAGACCACTTGACCATTTTAGGTCCTGTCTTTTTCTTTGCTTCTGCTTTAGTAATACGACCTGCTACTTTTGCAGGTCTACAAGCAGGATAAGGTCTTGACTTTTTTTCTTTGCCAGACCTACCACATTTTTTGCCAGTCTTAACATCTCGCCAATCTTCTTTAAACCACTTAGTTAAGCCACCTTTAGGTTTAGCCATTAATAAGTTCCACCACGTTTTTTATATGTTTTTACTAACCAAGCATTTGCATATGCTGACGGATATACTTTAAATTTACGTTTTGCTTCTGCTTTTACTCTTGAATATAACGCAGGGTTCTTTGGTTTAGACCCACTTTTCTTTTTAGCTACTGCCATGTTTTCTCCTTTACATACACAAATCTTCATACTTAGTTGTATGAAGTCTATGTTTTGATAAGTCACCTGTTTCTTTTTGAAATAATTTTAAAATCCATTGTATCATAACTTGCCTGTCCATTTACCTACTAAATAAAGAATTGCACCACCAAATGCTAACATCATTATAATTAGTGTACCATATCCTGCTATTTCTTTCAACTCTTCTTTTCTTTTTTGTTCAAGTCTTTCTTGTTCTCTTTTAGCTTTTCTTGCCTGTGCCTGAAACTTTTGCCAATCTGCCCATAATCCGGGTCTACCTACATAAATCATTATCTGTTTGAGTTCTTCTTCTTTTTGCTTTAGTTCTTCTAAAGCCATAAACTCTTCTAAATCACTTGTATAAACACCTTTAGATTTTTGTTTATTTGCTTTTCTTTCTATAGATTCTTTAGCAAGTACAAAATCTGATATTTGTTTTCCACAACTTGCAAGTTCTTTTCCGTTGCTTATAAAACTTTTTATGACTCCGAATGCTGCATTTGCTGCTGCGAGTTCTGCTAACATTTTATTTCCTCATATTTTTTTATAAGCTTTTTTTAAACTTTCTTTACCTTTTTTAAATATACTTACAACTTGATTCTTACCCATTACCTTTGCTCTTTGCTCACCAACAGTAAGGATTTGTATTTTTCTCGCATAAGGCTTATTGATTTTTTTAACCTTTGCAACTGTTGCTCTTGCGTCAGTTGGTGTGGCAAACTTGATACTGACTGTATCTTTGGGATTTTCATCCGTGTATAAACGTCTGCCTGACCCTTTTGGTTTTTTACCCGTACCAACTTTAGGGTCTTTTCTTTTTTTTACTTTTACCATTTTTTAAAATACTTTTTAAAGTTTTAGCTTGACTTGCATGAGTTTTAGAAGCTTTGCTTAAACCTTTAATAACTTTTTTAAGTTTTCTTTTTTGCTTTTCCATAACCTTTTATCTGTCTTGCTACACTTGTGTTACCTTTATGTTTTTCACCTTTTTCAGCTTTGTCATAAAAACTTGCTACAAGTCCACCACCAAACATAGGTTTAAATCCCATGTTCATTTTAGCCTTTGCAGGTAACATATGTATTCCCGGATTTTCTGATTTAGATGGTAAATCTTTTAAAGATTTTAAATTACCCCCTGCTGATTTTTTAGCTACCTTTAAATTTCCTTGAGTTCCTTTTACTGCTGCTTTATAGGCTGCAGAACCTGTTCCACCATATAAGTCCATAAGTCTTTTCCTATCCTTTTCATTTTTAGCAAATATATTACCCTTAGGTCCAAAGCCTGTATTACCACCTGCAGTTATATTAGTTCTCTTTTTTTCTTTAAGAGACTTTGTTTTATAAGTTTTAACATCTCTACTTTTTATATCCTTTAAAGACTTTTGGTTTTTAACTGTTTTTGTATTAGTTATATTTTTACTTTTTACTTTAGAATCCTTTGTATCTATAGCAAAAGGTAAAGTACCTGCTACTGCTAAAGCTGCAAGTTTCTTTTTATTTCTTGATAAAATATTACCTGTTTTCTTTTTAGATGGTGCTTTAGAAAAAATGTTAGAACTTTTCATAGATAATAACTTCTTAACATTTGTTTTAGTTTTTTGACCACTACCACCAAATGATTTACTTTTATTACTAGGTGTATTAACAATAGTTAAAGCTTTTGATTCTTTCTTTTTGATTGGAAGTTTAGGTGTCTTATCTACAACTTTTCCTTGTAATACAAAACCTGTTTTAGCTTTAGACTTACTTTGTTTCTTTGCTCTATTTTGTTTTGCCTTATTAGATTGTAATTTTTTTAAACTCTGTTGTTGTTTTTTAAATTTTTGAATTTGTTCTTTAGATGCTAGTTTAGTACTAGTTTCAACTTCTTGTTTAGGTTTAGTTTGTTTCTTTTTTAAATTAGAAGCTCTTTTTTTAATTTGAGTAACCTTGCCTTTATTAGCATCTATATTTTTCTGTAATTGTTTTTTTTCTTTTTGAGTAGTTTTTTTAGAAGTTCCCTTTTTTTTATCTAAAAGGTTTTCTATTTTTTCATCTGCTTCTTTCAATTTTTTAGTAAGTTTAGTTTTACCTAATTTAAGAAGCTCTGCTCCTAATTTCATTTTAGTCGCAACCATTATTTTTTTCTCCCTGTAATAGCTTTACCATAACCACGCATTGCTTTACCAACACCTCTTATAGTTTTATCTTTTGTTCCTGACTTCATGCCAAGAGCTGTTCTTATACCTGTTCCTAATATATTACCAAGTTCCATCATATCATAAATTGTACTTGGACCAAGAGCAACAGTTGCATATGGACCCATACCTTTTATTTTTTTACCAATAGTTTTCTTTTTAGTTCCTGATTTATATTTAACCATTCCACCACTTTTTCTTTTAATAACTTCTTTTTGTTTTGGAATATCTTTAAACCCTGCTACTGCTTTAAGTTTAGTTTGTAAACTACCAACTAACTTAGGTTTAGTTTTTATTTGTTTTTGTTGTAACTTTTCTATTCTTTGTTTAAGAGAATAGTAAGGATTACTTTCTTTATTTGCTCCTCTTGTAGGTTTTGCATTTTTAATTAAAGGTCTTGATTTTAAATCTTTAAGTGTTGCAACTGCAGGATTAGACATTAATCTGTTTTCAACTTTTTCTAAAGTTGTCTTTATTTTTTTTACATCTGCCTTTTCAACTGTTTCACTAAACTTTATTTGACCTTTTACATTAAATTTTTTTCTTTGAGCAGGAGACATTTCATCTAACTGTTTTTTTGACTTCATAGTTTTAGTAGTTATTTTAGGTTTAGCCTGTCTACCTAATAAACTATCTGCAAAACTTTTCTTTTCTCCACCAAAATCATTTGCTCTTATTTTTGTTATTGATTTTTTTAAACTAGAACTTGTTTGTTTTCTTCCTAAAGCTTTATTAATAGTTCTTCTTTTAGGAAACTTTTTAAGTTCTCTTGCTTCTTGAACAGATACTTCTTCTTTACTTAAAGTTTCACCACTCATACTTTTTTTCTTTTGAACTACTGTAGGTCTAACCTTACCTCTTAGTTTTGCACTTGCTTGACCTGCTTCAAACTTAGGTTTAATATCTCCTCGAATATAATCTAAAATATCTTTATTTGTTCTAACACCTTCTTCTTTCATTAATGCCTTTGGTCTTTTACCTAACTGAAGTTGTTTTCTTAAACTTTTTTGTTCATTAGATAATTTAGGAGGTGTAGGTGCATTAGCTCTTTCTATAAAGTATTTATTTTGATAAGTTCTTCCTGTAACTCTTCCTGCTTTTAAAATTTCTTTTATAGACTTTCCTTTTGCTTTTGGATTAAGAGATTGTACTCTATCAGACAATGCAACAGAACCTCTTTCACCCATACCTGAAACTGCTTCTTCTGCACTTCCTCTTTTGTACTTCTTCATAACTTTTCTAGATTTTTCAATTACTGAAGCTCTTTCTTTTTTTTGTGCTTCAGTTAAACCTGTTAAATCTTTTTTACGTGCTTTACTTCTTGTAACAGGAATGTTTTTAAAAGAACCTACACTAAAAGTTTTTTTACCTTCTTTTTTAGCTTTTTGTCTATTCTTAAAAAATAATTCTCTAAAAGCTTTAGTTCCTTTTTTTATTGCTTGAGTTCCTTTTTTTACTGCTTGAACTTTAGACATAAGTTTCCCCTTAGTATAATCTATTAGGTGTTGCAGAACCTGACTTCATTCCACCAACTTTACCACCACCACTAAACTTTTTAGTTTTACCACCTTTAGGTATAACTTCAAATCCAAATGTTACACCACTACTTTTCTTTTTAGGTCTAGGTGTAGGAGTTTTAGTAGGCATAGCTTTTTTAGCTTTTGGTTTTTTATCTGTAGGTGTTGCAGGTGCTTTAGATTTATCACCTTTTAAAGCTTTCATACCTTCATATGCTACAGTAGTTCCTATTATACCTTTAGCTAAAGACTTTGCCTTTTCTCTTTTTGTAGTTCTTGTTTGTTTAATAGCTTTTTTAGTTTTTTGTTGATTAGCACTAGGCTTACCAAGTATTGAAGTTGTATTTCCTTTAGAATCTTTTTTATTAAATTTATCTTTGATAGCTTTTATGCCTTTCATTATACCACCAAACTTTTTCTTAGTAATTTTTTTTGGTGCTACTCCCGGTTTTGGAAGTGTGTTCATTGGCTTCTTTTTTCTACCCTTTATAGGTTTTCCTATTACTTTAGAACTATTTAGCATATCTAAAACTTGAGATGGAGATAATCCTTTATATAACTTTGGATTACTTCTTATTGCTCTTTCAACTCTTTGAGCATCATTTAATTTTATTGGTTTAGAAGGCAATGATTTTTCATATAACATTTTTGCCATTCTTCCTGCTTTAGTTAATGTCATTATAAACTCCCTTGTATTACAGTGTTATCTCCCCCTGCAGGACTTGCAGGTGCTTGCATATCATCTCTTCTAGTTCTTCTTGACTGATTTAATAATGCTGCAAGAGCTTCTTTATATCTTGTTTCATATATTGACATTGGTTCATAGTTTTTCATATAAAGCAATGCTTCTACCATTGATGCATTATATAATGCGTCATAACAAAAATCTGAAAAGTAATTATTAGGTGTTGCAGAAGCAAGTGTTACAGGTCTTGAAATATGTACTACCTGTCCACTTACTGTTGAAACAGGTGTAGGTGCAACTATAACTGTAGTATTATCTCTTCTTGCATAATACTCAGGTGTGCCTGTACTTGCACTAACGGGCCAATAATCATTTATAAACTCATCAGTTCTTTGTAGTAAATTAATTTTAGTTCCATTAGAAACTATATTAAAATTTTTTAGTATACGTGTTCCTTGAGGTAAGCTAATAATATTCTTGCCACTAGACACTGCAACAGATGTATAAGAAACTAAACCATAATCATCTAAGTCTTTGGTTAGTCTTAGCTCTGCTTTATTAACCATTTTAGGAACTGAAGATAAAAATTCATCACTTCCATTTTCAGTTGTTTCTAAAATGTCATTTACTAAATAAGTATAATTAGCCATAAAAAACTGTTACTGTCGCTGCAGATGTTGGTGCAGAAACTTTAACAGGTCCTACCATTCTTATTCCATTATCTGCGACATCAATACTCCCTGCATCTACTGCTGTTGTTCCTAAAAATTTTATATTAGAACCTGCTGTACTACCATTCTCATTTGTTTCACTACCTGTAATAAGAAATGTTCCTACACCTGAATAAGCAATAGTTCGTATTCTTGTATCTGCAACAGTTACACTTGAAAGAGTATCTAGTAATGCACCACTACCTGTAACAAAACCTGTTCTTATATTTGTTGCCATTAAAATCTCCTTGATATATTTATTATACAAAAAAATAGGGAAGGATGCAAGACGCTACCCTTCCCCTTTTTGAGAAAATTAACAATTAAATGTTAATCTTAGGATGAGCCTGAAGCTCCAAAAAATCCTCTCCAATCAGAGAAGCCAAAGCTATATCTTTCTCTAGCTTTGAATCTGATATTACCTGTATCAAAATCCGGCTCCATTTTAGTTTGTAGAGGTGAACGTACAAACATCTTAGTTCCATTTGGAACATCTGTCTTTAAAAACCAAGCGTTTGTATCTGTAAATCTTCTATTTACAAAAAATCCACCCGGAATCATACCTTGATTTTTAATTGAGTTGATGTCATTTACGTTAGTTACTCCATCACTTCCCTGTGTAGTCACAGCAGTTGATAAAGCACTATTTAAGATTTGGTCTGCTGTAAATGCCAAATCTGAAGGTATATGTAATGAAGTGGTTTGACCACCAATTAAAATACCTCTGTCATCCTTTAACTTAGAAACAGTTATCAAAGCAGATTCTAGTGAAGCTTCTGATAAGTCAGTTGCTCCTAAGTTATTGCTTTGGTTACCTGCACCTATAGTTGGGTGACTTGCTGAAAATAATGGCTGACCATCACCACCTGTAAAAGATGAGTTGAAACCATTATTAAACACATCTGCAGCTTTAACTTGCTTAGTATTAGCCATTGCTCTAGCTAATCCCTTTGCTCTTAATTTTGCAAAAGTGTCATATAAATTATCTTCCATTGCTTCTTCAGTAACTGCGAAAGCTAATGCAATAGTTTCGTGAGTGTACCTTGAAGTGAAAGATTCTTGAGCATCATCATAGGAAACTGCAGCACCTTCTGCTTTAGTTGGTGCAGTGCCAAATCCTGTGAATAATACTTCTTCTTCAAATGCTCTGTCTGAGTTTTCTGTCTCAAACAAAGGTTTATGCTCATCAGCAACTTCTCCATACTCCATGCCAAAAACTGCATTAAGTCCGGGAAGAAGTTCTTTTGAGATACTTGCTCTATTTATCGCCATAATCTATCCTCCCTTTAACCTAATAAATATGCTGTTATTGTTGCAGGAGCAGTCACTATAGGTGTCAAGAAGTTATCTGTATGCTGAACTAATCTTACATTCATTTTTAAATAAGCACGTTCATCTGCATCAGTAACTTGGTTGCCCGGTTCATCAACTGGATTTAGTGTACGAACCATTGCGATACCTGTAGTTCTAGTTGAAGCATCTACACTATGTCCAGATTTACCTGTAAATGTAGAGCCTGCTCCTAAAACAACGTTGAAGTTTTGAGAGCCATACAAGTCTCCTGCAGTAACAGACGCATCTGCCTGTACTTCAAAAACTTGATTTGGGTCATCACATACTAATCCAAAGGCATCAGTTGCTGATGTTCCTGAGGGCCAATATGCTTTAAATTTCTGTTCGCCATTCTCAACATACCTGCAACCCATGAATACACCCTGTACTACTTCATTAGTATCAGTAACAGTTTGCAAATTACCTGCATTTATTCTTACTAAGTCTCCTGTAAAAATATTTGCAGCATAACCTGAAGCTATAGGATATTCATTAGTTCCAATCGCATTAGGGTTATTACCACGTTTACGAGATGGTGAGAAGCCAAACGGAGCTGCGGTTGTAGTCATTCGTTTTTCTCCCTTAAATTAAAATTAACTACTAAAGACTACACACACTAAACTTAACTTTGAAACTTAGGTGTTTTACCTTTAGTAACTTGACTTTTACTACTATTTCTAATCGGCATACGAGAATCACTTTGACTCATTAATTGTTGATTAACTGCATCAACCATTTCTGAACTTTTATTCTCATAAAACCTTTGTCGATTTTCTGCTTTTTGTAATGGCATTTTTGCTAATGCTAAGTCTCCACGACAGACTGCACCAGTATACCGACCTTCATCTCTCACGAAAGATGTATGTTGAATTTCAGGAACTTCATTAACGTCAACAAACTGCCATCCTTCTTGGACTCTTTTGCCAACATTTGTATAATCGTCTTTTCCACGAAGATTTATACGTATCCAACGAAGAGCCATGCCCTCGTTTTTAAAACGATTAACGACAGTATCTGGAAGGTCAAGCATATTAGGCTCTCTAAATTCCATGTCCTGTTCCCTATTGTTGAGTTCACGAGTTTCAACATTACGTGATTTAGCCATTGTATTTGTTCGTGTCATTTTAATTTCTCCACACTATTTATTGTAAACTGTAGTATAATCGCCTTCAGATTTTTCAACCTTGAGCTTTTCTGCAGCGTATTGTTCAAGAGGTATTCCCCACTTCTCTGCAAGTCTTATGTCTTCTTTAGACAGTCTGACCTTATTGCCTTTAGATGAGGATGACGGAGTGCGTGATGCTCCACCGACCACTTGAGCAGGAGATTTCGCTTCCTGCTGTCGAGGTGCAACGTCAAACCTTTCGGGATATTGTTGCTTGAGTCTATTATCAATCTCTTGATAAAACTCAGGTTCAGAAGGGTCGTAACCTTCACCTTTTAATGTTTGGTCTATTTCTAATGCTAACGTAGTCATTACTTGGTCTTGACCAAACCAAGGATTTTTACCTGCCCAATCTAGTGCCATCTTGTCATACTTAACATTAGATGGTTGTGTAGGTTGTTGAACTTTAGGAGTTTCTTCTTCCTTTGTTTTAATTAAAGGTTTCTGAGACTCATATTGTTGTTTAGCAAGTTTTAAAGAGTTTGCATCATTCTGAGCATTATTTAAATTCTCTTGTGCAGAAACAATTAAATTATTATCACCTACTTCTAAAGCCTGCTTATATGCATCCTTTGCCATTTCAATACGACTATTAATCTGTTGTTCAGTCGTTTCAAAATTTTTAGTAAAAGATGTTTCTGCTTCCTGTTGTTGAACTTTTAATTTATCTTCAAGTTCTTTTTGCTTTGAAATAAGTTGTTCAATTTGTTCATCTCTTTCTTTTCTTTGACGAACTAATTGACGTATTCTTTTTTCTGCACCTGATGTAAACTTTTCAGGTTCTTCTTTTTTAACTTCTTCAGTAGGTTCTTCTACTTTAGGAGTTTCTTCTGTAGTAGCTTTTGGTTCTTCAGGCTTTTCTTCTTCTTGCCCTTCAATCTCAAACTCTACCTTTTCTTCTTCTTTTTTAGATTGTGAAGTATCAATCGTAGACCATTCGTCTTCTTTTGCCATTTATTGCTCCATAGTTTGCGAAACTAAGCATTACGCATATTTTCTATTTTACATTAAAATAATTAGCTTTACAATAGCTAAATTAAATTAATTCGTTAGATTGTATGTTGGGTCTAAATCTTTAGGGTCTTCTACCACCATAGATATTTGGTCATCATACAATAATAATAACTTTATTCCTTTATAAAAAAACTTTTGTCCTGTATGTTTTCCATAGCATACATAGTTTCCTGCTTCGCACCAAGGTCCGTTAGGAAACTTATCTTCATCCATATAGGCATCATCTCCTATAACAAGAACTTTACCTACAGTTGTAAGATATGCAATATCATCTCTTACAGAATCAGGTAGCAATAAACCACCCTTAGTTTTTTCTTTTATTGAAATAGGTCTTACAAGAATATGAAAACCCGGAATATGTGGAAGTACATCAGGGTCTGCTACTGTATCATCTGTAATCCACTCACTATTTTTTGTTGCTCTTCCCATGCTAGGTTGTTGCATTAATCGTCATCCTCTTCATCTAACATTTTTTTAGTTATATTTTTAATCTCTGCATTTGCCCATTCAATACCTGCAATGCGACCCACGCAGTTCATATACGTATGATAGTCTGAAGCCGAGCCATACGCAAGGGAATTTTTTATTGATTCAACTTCTTTAGTTAATTTTTTATTTATCTCTTCATATAATGTCATTTACTATTTCTTTCCTTCTGTGCATCTTGTAACATTTTAATTAATACATCAGAAGTTTTTATAGTTTCTGCACTTTCAATATCGTCACCTTTTTTAATTAAGTCTGCAAGAACTTTTACTGCATTCATAGCCTGTTCAGTATTTCTGTCTTTATCTTTTTCTTCTGACTTTAACAGATTTTCTGCTCCTGCTTTATATGCATCTAGTGCAATCTTCTGTTCTTTCAAGTCTAGGTCTCTATTTTTTAATGCACCCTCTGAAAGTTCTTTTGCAATATTTGCCTGCAGTTTTTCTTTTTCTATTCCAAGTCTTTGTGCTTCCATCATAACCATTTGTTGTTCAGGTGTACCACCCTGTTGTGCCATTGCCTGATTTGCCATCATAACTTGTTGTGCTGCTTGAGCCATTACTTGTTCTACAACTCTTGGGTCTTTTACATTTTGTGGAGCTTGTGCAAGAATATTTTGTGTCATACCATTTATTTGCTCTTGGTATTTCATAACTACGTGTTCTTGTATATTAGCTTGTAATACAGGACTTACTCTTTGCATTATTGGATTACCACCATTTGCAGGGTCTTGTAAAAACATTGTCTTAATCTGAATATGAGCATCATGGTTTTGACCCATAAACGCTTTAATAGGTAAACCCTTAGTTGCTGCTTCAATATCTGTAACAGGGTCAAGAGGTTGGGGTTCAGGTTTGGATGGAAGTATTCTTTCAAGATTAGGAATATTTGCTGCGTTAAGCAAAGTTCTATTTAATTCTTCCATGTTAAACATTCCCGGAGGTGCAGTCTGTGCTAACTGCATTGCCATCTGTGTCATCATAAGTCTATGTGCAGATGAAGGTATATTAGGGTCACTTACAGGAATAATATCAATCTTATTATCAAAGTCTGTTCTAAATATTTCTGAAGATTCACCCGGAACATCATAAGGATATCTTTGTGGTAAACTTTCTGAATCTATACGTGCAAGTATTTTAAATTCTTCTTTTTGAGATTTATGAAGTCTTTTATGTATTGCAGTAAAAAACTTACTTGAAGCTTCAAGCAATGCCATAGTTGTACCTACAGGTCCATAGTTAGAACCTTCACTAATAATCTGCTCAGTTGTATCTGCAAACTTCTGACCTGCACCTGCAACATAAGTCATCATATTATATAATGTACCTGATGGTTCTTTATATGGAAACATAACAATAGATTTATTTAAATCCATACCTGTTGCTTCTACTTCTTTAAACTCACCCGGAGCAATAGGGTCATTATCTCCTACAACCTTTACACCCTTT